CGGTTTAGCTCCGTGGGAGAAGATATTAAAGAGTGTTGTTCCCCCTACCCTGCTCTATGGGAGCGCCAACAATTAACAAGGATAAAAGAATGAATTTAAAAGAATATTTCAAAGAAGAACCTAAAGGAGCCATCAGTGAAATGTCAAAGTATTTAGGCATCACTGCAACTTGGTTGAGTTTAATTATTCATGGGCGTAAGCAACCAAGCCCTAAACTTGCAAAAAAGATTGAAGAGGCAACCATAGGGTTAGTCACTAAAAAAGATTTGAGACCAGACATTTTTTTAATGTAAGATATTGAAAACATGGATAGGGTAGCTCCCGAAAAGACGATTCTTTCACCGTCCTTCCATTGTTTCTTTCAGTGAAAGCGACCGATGAAAGCAGGTATGCATTATTTTAATTTTCACATAGGTGACTATAAGTCACACACGCACCATTTGACCCCAATAGAAGATCTTGCTTATCGCAGGCTTTTGGATCATTATTATCTTCACGAGGAACCCATCAAACAGCGAGAAATTGCTCGTCAGATAGGCTTGCGTGAACACGAGCAAGAAGTGCTTTCAATACTCGAAGAGTTTTTTGTGTCTACAGAAGATGGGTATATTAACCATCGTGCTGATAAGGAAATTGAGGAATATCATGGCAAAAAGGAGCAAGCATCTAGGGCAGGTCGAGCATCTGCTCAACAGAGAGCCAACAAACGTACTACTGATGTTCAACAGACGTTTAACGAGCGTTCAACGGACGTTCAACCAACCAATAACCATAAACCAATAACCATAAACCATAAACCAGATAGAGAGAAAGCAACTAGCGTTGCTTGTCCACCAACTGTGGATAACCAAGTTTGGTCTGATTGGTTACAAATACGGAAATCCAAAAAACTTCCGATGACCGAAACTTCTTGGGAGCAAATACAAAACGAGTTCCGAAAATGCAACTTGTCTGACCAACAAGGAGTTCAATATTGTTGTCTGTCAAACTGGGCATCTTTCAAGACTGCTTGGTACGAAAAGAACCTTCAGGAGCAAGACTCTGGATTGTCTAAAAGGGCACAAGCTAGTAAAAAAGTTCTATCTGGTTTAACTCGTGGACTTATAGGAGAAAAAAATGTCACATTACTCGGAACTTGATTCTTGCTCTCAGGATGAGGGTCTTGACTACATTTTCACTTACATGAGTGCTGTATATGGAAGCTCTTTTGACAGACACTTTGAAACTTCTGAGCCTCAAATGGTCAGAAAGATTTGGATGGAATTGATTGGCAAATTTTTAACTTTTAAGCCCTCAATGGATTTTGCCTTGAAACACTTGCATCCTGAGTTTCCTCCCTCTGCAATCAAGTTTAGGGATTTGTGCAACTTAGGCCCATCTTTGCCACCAACACAAACCTTGATTGAGTACAAGCCCAAGATTTTTAATCAAGAAGAACAGGAAAAAGCCAAGTCTGAAGGTCTTGAAAAGATGAAAGAACTAAAAAAAATGTTTAGAGGGAGATTCTGATGTACGAAGACAATCATTTGATGTGTTCTGCCAATGGTTGCCCCAACTTTTGGACTGTCAAAATGGGTAAACCCCTATGTTCTGCCCACCAGTGGGGTGACCCTTCCGAGTGGGGTGTTATAACTTCTAGACTTAATGCTCAAAAACTTGCTACACCTCAGCCAAAGTCTATTTCAAATTATTACGAACCACTGAATGGAGACCCATTTTGAATTACTATCAAGCCCAAGATCTTTTAGACCAAATACGTCATGGACACAATGCACCACCCTTCCTCATTGACAAAGCCCTCGAACTTACAGGTGATCTGTGTGACAGAACATTATGCAAAAATGGCCATGAATCAGGGATCTATCGACCATGCGAGACTGAGAGTCAAGGAACTGGAACAAGACGAGACTGGAATGTGGGTGGGTTTGGGCAAAGCAGTAGCTCAAAGGCTCAAGGAGTTAAGGGATGAAGCTAATTGTGGGAATTGACGCAGGACTCTCAGGTGCTTGGGGGATGATTGATCTCCATGGAAAGTACTGGTCTTGTGGAGATATGCACCACGATGAGAATGGAGTCTTAGATACCGAAAAGATTTGGGATGAGATGGCTCAAGCTCGTGATGGTCAAGACATTGTCGTGGTCTTAGAAAAAGTCCACTCAATGCCAAAACAAGGATTGAGTTCTACCTTTAAGTTTGGAATGGCATTTGGAGGTGCCTGTAGCCTCGCCAGACGCTTTAAAACAGAGGTGTTGATGGTCACCCCTCAAGTTTGGAAAAAATTGCTTAAATTGAGTTCTAGCAAAGATGAAAGTTTAGAAATGGCTAGAAACTTGTTTCCTAACGCACCTTTAACCCTCAAAAAACACAATGGACGTGCAGAGGCTTTATTAATATCAGAATTTTTTAGGAGAAAAAATGATAAGTAAATACACAATTGGAAGCAAAATCCATCAAGCGCTATGCAAATTGGAAAATCTTGCGATGGATTCTTTAACACTTAGGAAGTCCATAGACTTTAAAGAATCAACAAATATTTTTGATTTACACATTATTCAACCATTGGTTAACGACCGAATGATCTCAAGGGTTGACACAGTTTATAAAATAACTCCTGTTGGCATTTCTCGTTTAGACAACATGGGTAGATTTGTTAAGAAAAAACTTCAGAGAAAAGAAAAAGTTGTATGGACAACGTACACACACAAAGAAGTTGAAGCTGTTAGACCCCATGCAGATGACCACTTTAAATGGGCAAGCAGACGAGGTAATCAACTTTTTTACAGAGATGGGAGAGTAGCAAATGTCTAGAACTATCGATCCACACGATTCAATAGATTTTATTTATAAGAATGGTGCTGTTTTTGGAATTGCTAAGTCAGAGAGAGTTTATGCTGATGAGCTTAGGAAGACAATCAAGGCAGAGCTTATGGTAGAGGCTCTAGAAAAGGGCATGGAGGCTGTCAACGCACAAGAGAGGTACGCATATAGCCACCCACGCTACAAAGCTCACCTAGGAGCCATTAAAGAGGCTTATCAGGAAGAAGAAACGCTGAGGTGGCAATTGATTGCCGCACAAGCTCGTGTAGAGGTCTGGCGTAGTCAAGAGGCCAGTAACCGAGCAGTAGACAAGGCTACGGTGTAATATGGAAAATATAAGTGATGATTTGGGAGTTGTTCGTAGAGCAACACTTATTGATTTGCCTTATGTTATTTCTTTGTCCAAAAAAGAAAGTCACAGTTTAGGTTTTATTCCAAAAATGGCTTACGAATCAGCAATTACAGGTATTAAAACAGGTGATAGATGGAGTAATGTTTGCAACGACAAAATGTTTGTTATCGAATGTAATGGTGATTTAGTAGGCTTTTGTTTGGCAAGTTTTGGAATTCCTAATGCTATTAGTAAAAAAGGAAAAATAGCTCAAATTTGTTTACAAACAGACGCTAGAAAATTTTTGCGTGGCAGAAAGCTATTAGATGTTGTTGTTGATTATGGTAAAACGCAAGGTACATTTGCTTTTAGTGCAGGTTGTGCTGATGATTTGGAATCCAATTTGTTTTGGAATGCTATGGGATGGATAAAAATTGCTTCTAGGTTTGGAATTAGCCACAAAAATACTTGGAAGCAAACAAGCAAAAGACCTATAAATGTTTACAGATATGATCCCTCAGATTTTTTATTGGCACTAGCATGAACAACAACCTGTCAGCCAAGGAGAGGGCTTACATCGGACTGGTCAAGGAACTTCCCTGTTCAGTCTGTGATGCCCCTCCCCCTAGCTCTGCACACCATGTTAAGCAGTCGTGCCAGTACACAGTCGTGGCTCTCTGTTGGGACTGCCACCAAGGGCCAACTATGGGGTGGCATGGGCAAAAAAGGATGTGGGCTATCAAGAAGATGGAGATGATGGATGCCCTAAACATCACTGTAAAAAGGGTAATAACCCTACTGCAAGGTGGGGAATTAAAATAGGTGTTTGACAAGCATTAACTTTCTGTTAAGATTCGTATCACTGGATGTCCAGTTTTATTTGAAAAGGAAATTAACATGAACGCAAACGACCTCACCCTCTCCCCAGTAGACACACTTGGCGAATTACTCGCTCGCATTGCAGAACTCACAGCACAAGCAGATGCAATCAAAGACAGCATCAAAGATAAAGCATCCATGGGTGGTGCTAAGGTAGTTGAAGGTGCTCTGTTCAAAGCCACATACATTGAGTCCAATCGCAAGACCACAGACTGGAAAGCAATTGCAGAAATTTACAACATTCCTGACGAGGTGATCATTGACAACACCAAGGTCACAGCAGTGTTCTCAGTCAAAGTAACTTCACGTTAAAGGAAATACCATGACAAGAGCAATCATCAAATCAGCAATGGCAATCAGTGAGTTGGCTTACTCATTGGACAACATCTCTACTGATGACAAAAAGCAAATTGAAGACTACACCGATGCAGAAATATTGCATGAGGCCAAATATGTTTTAGGATTATTCACCGATCCAAATGAGTCACACTGGAATGCAGAAGACTTGCGTGGAGAAAATGGCGAATCTCAGCAAAAGTGGGCTAAGGCTGAAGTACGCAAACTCCAAGCATTCATCAAAAAATATAGTTAAATCAACTGCCCCTTCGGGGGCTACAAAGGAACAATTATGAAAGACTTAAACACAATTATCCACAACGAAGATGGCGTAAGAGTATCTATTGATGAGTTTGGTGAAAACGTATGGCTTGGTCTTCAAGCTCATAATGCTACTTTTAGCACTCAATTTACTCGTGACGAGGCAGAGCAGTTGTTGGCTGGCCTACAAGCCATCTTGGCAAAAGAGGTGACAGCATGAACGACATGAACAACTTGTTTAACGAAGTTGAGGCCGAATTGCTCAAGCAGTTCAAGGCCATCACACCAGAGCAGTTGGCGGAGGACGAGCGCCGTCGGCAAGTTAAGCGTGAGTACGAGGCACTGCACACCCCCATCGAGACCGACGAAGACCGAGCCAACACCGACGAGTATCCAGAGGAGTTTGATGATGAATAAACAGGAGATTGACGAGATGATGTTTACTCGTGACGAGGCAAAACAATTGTTGTTGGCCTTGCAAAAAGTTTTGACTAAAAAAAATGATTAACAGCTTTTACAACATTATTTCATGGGTGCTCATCCTGGCAGGGGTCATGGGCGTTTTTACAATGTCAGCCATAATTTTTTGGTTAATGTACGAGGAGATGAACAAATGAAAACAACAGACAAAGAATTTGAAATGCTTGACAGACACCTTTTAGGGTGGCGTAAAAGACACATTAATAATAGATTAGAGAAAGATGTGTATGATGTTGACAAGCTGTTCATTGAATCAGGGTGGTACAGCGAGGGTCAAATAAACAACTTATTAAAGAATCATAATGAAAGAAAAAATGATTCCAAATAGAGGATGTAAATCATGAAAATTGAACTAAAAAGACTTACAAACAATGATGATGGAAGCTGTAATGCAGACCTTTACATTGATCAAGAAGGAACTAACTTTATTGTTCGTTATGGAATAATTTCTGCCCTGAAAGATGCAATTGCAATTGCTAAAGAGGAGTACACGCCTGTGGACGAGCCAAAAACAACAAAACAATCTATGAAAGAAGAGATTGAGTCTATGCGTGAGATTCTTTATTACTACGACATAGAACTTAGACAAAAGAACGAACTCATCACAAGGTTACAGAAAGAGCCACTTTCCGAGGAGAGAGTCCATGCCTTATACAGGCATGAGATGGACTGGAGGAAGTTTGCGAGAGCAATAGAGCTTGAGCATGGTATTGAGCCTATCAAAGAGTCTGAGAAAGAGTTAGCAATAACTTTTCTAGATGAAGATGGGTATTATGACTAAAGACGAAGCATTACGCCTTGCATTGAAGGCGTTGGAAAGAAGTGTGGCGACTTGTCTTGACCCATATTCGCATGAGCAAGTAAAAAGCCGTCCCGAACACTTTATTAATCAAGCCATTACTGCACTGCGTCTTGCTATTGATGTGCAAAACATGGCATCTAAATCTACCTATAAAGAACAACTAGAAACAAAAGATGAACCTGTATCGTGTGCTGAATGTGGTGTTGGTGGTGGCTATGCCCTATATTGCGTTGCGTGTGCTGAAAAGTTTATTGCACAAACAGAAACAAAAGATAAGCCTGTGGCAACAGTCATATCTGAATCGGGGGCAAATGTAACACATTCTTGGTGGCATGAACCTGCATTGCCAATTGGCACAAAACTGTACACCATCCCACCACAACGCACATGGGTAGGACTAACACCCCAAGAAAGAGATGAAATACAAGAACAAGTGTATGGCGCAGTGCCACATCATGTAGCTTTTCATCACGCCATTGAAGCCAAACTAAAGGAGAAAAACACATGAACTATAAGAACAATCTAAATACACCAGATGAGTTGATTTTAACAATTACAGACATAGTTAACTTATTAAAAAATGGTAAATTAATAAGCCACAACTTAAACATATATTTTAATCCTAAGAAAAAGTTTACTGGTCTTGATGCAGAAGACAAAATTGAAATGATGAAAAAATTTAAAACATCTAATGCAATTAAACTGATTGAAATAGTAGAACTTAGACTCAAGGATAAGAACACATGATACAATTAACAAAAGATTAAGGGATGGCAAATGAGCAAACCAATGAGCGACTTCCAAAGGCAGTTTTTAGCTAAAGGGACTGGTCAGCAGTTATTCACTGAGCACGAGTTTAACGAAAAGTTAAGCCAAAAGATGGCAGAGATCATGGCAGTAGCTATTGATACTTCAAAGACAGCAGTAATGATTGAGCGTGAGGCTTGTGCAGAGAGGGTTCAAAGCTTGGCAGACTTAGAAGATGAAGGTGAGGTATGCACAGCCCTCAAGAATGCTGTAGAGGCCATAAGAAATCGCATACCTTCTCAGAGACAGTAAATAACATTTGTGGTATAATTTGGAGAACTAAAGATGACAAAAACATCGACTATTGAATCAATTAAGACTCCTTTAATAAAAAAATCCAAAATAATGGTTCCAACTCAAATTGTAGTTGACGCAAAGACTACTAAGGCACCAGTACCAAAAACTCCAAAAACAGAAGAGGTCAGCGATTTAGAGTGGATGAATTGGGTACAGTACGCCCAAGCAAGACTTCAGTTCCTCGAAAACAAACTCTCAGAAACAAGTACAAAGCTCGAAGAACTCAAAGAGACCAATAAATCATTACAAAAGAGATTGCTACAAGGATAATAATCATTTAAACTACATACTGCATAAGACTTTAGATAGGGAATGCAACAATGACCCAATATTATTGTTAGCATCCACTAATTTATCTGAAGTAGATTAACTTAGAGGTAATGTCATGACAGTAGGTCAGAAAACAGGTGGTAGACAGGTAGGAACGCCCAACAAGGCTACGCAAGAGGCTAGGCAGGCCATAGCTTCATTTGTGGATGGAAACGCTCATAGGCTCACTGAGTGGCTCGACAAGGTAGCTGATGGAGACCCAGAGTATGAGATCAAGCCCAATCCTGCCAAAGCCTTTGAACTCTTCCAGAGCGTAGTGGAGTATCACATTCCCAAACTAGCTCGTTTAGATCACACTGGTCAAGTGGATGGTCATATGACGATAGATGTCAAAGCCAAGGAAGTGGTGGCTGACTTGGTTAAGAACATCGAACTCAAGCGTCAGTTGAAAAATGCAGACTGACATTCTGGATGACATTCAAGAATACTTAGAGAACCCAGAACTTCAGGCAAACCTAAATCATTTATCCCTAGAGGAGCTTACAGCCTTCAAATGGCACATGAGTTGGTTAGCCAACGCCCATGACCATCAGATTGTCCCTTCAGGGGATTGGTGGAACATTTGGCTCCTATTAGCAGGTAGGGGGGCAGGGAAGACCAGAACAGCGTCAGAAACAATTGGAAGGTGGGCATGGGAGACTCCTAACTCTAGGTGGCTATGTGCAGGCCCTACCTCTAGTGACGTGAGGGGAACCATGTTTGAGGGGGACTCTGGACTCCTGAATGTTATCCCCCAAGAATTGATCAAAGACTACAACAAGAGCTTTCACGAGCTTTACCTGACCAATGGCTCCTTACTGAAGGGTATCCCTGCCTCAGAGCCTGAGCGTTTCAGGGGAGGCCAGTGGCATGGTGCTTGGTGCGATGAGTTAGCCGCATGGGACTACATCACAGACGCTTGGGATCAAATCCAGTTTGCAGTACGCCTAGGCGCCAAGACAAGGATAATCTGCACCACTACGCCTAGACCAAAGGACTTGATCGTGGACTTGGTAGGTAGGGATGGGGATGATGTGGTGGTGACCACAGCCTCGACCTACACTAACCTAGCTAACTTAGCACCCTCATTCAGAAAGCAGATCCTCCAATACGAAGGCACCAAATTAGGAAAACAAGAGATTTATGCTGAAATCCTAGATCCTGAGGACACTGGCATCATTAAGAGGTCTATGTTCAAGCTTTGGCCTTCTGGTAAAGCTTTCCCTAAGTTTGAGTACATTGTCCAAAGCTACGACTGTGCAACCTCAGAGAAGACTCAGAACGATGCCACTGCTTGTATAACCCTTGGAGTCTTTAAACCCACTGATGGCCCAATGAGTGCCATGGTGATCGACTGTTGGCAAGATAGACTCCAGTACCCTGATCTACGCCCCAAGGTCAAAGAAGAGTTCGAGGTGGTGTTTGGCGAGGGTAAGGACAAGAAGAGGGTGGACTTGATACTAGTGGAGGACAAGTCAGCAGGCATTCAGTTGATCCAAGACCTTCAGAGAGCACATTTGCCTGTTCGGGCTTATAACCCGGGTCGCATCGACAAAGTCCAAAGGCTCAATGTGGTCAGCCCTGTCATAGTTCATGGTCGAGTCTGGATACCTGAGAGTGGTAAGAACAAGGGCTTTGTCAAAGACTGGGCAGAAGGCATGGTCAGCCAAGTCTGCGCCTTCCCTGAGTCTGCTCACGATGATTATGTAGATGCCATGACCCAAGCTTTGAGGTTCCTAAGGGACACTGGATGGTTAGATGTTGATGGGCCAAGGCCAGATGACTACGATGAAGACGATTATGTGGACTCAGGAATGGCTAAGTCCAAAGGCAACCCCTATGCACAGTAAG